GTCTCCCTCGGAAATCAGCCCATGCCCGAGTCTGTACGGAGTCGCCGTTAGACCGATCACCCGAAGCGCTGGATTGATCGTTTGGAGGTCTTTCAGGAATGTCCGATACCCGCCTTCGTCCTTGTGTGAAATTAGGTGCGCTTCATCGACAATGACAATATCAATATGTCCGACCTTCGCGGCGTGCTTGCGTATGCTCTGGATGCCGGCCACTGTGATCGGCTCGCCCAGACGTTTGCTTCCAATAGAGGCTGAATAGATGCCGAGTGGCGCAGTCGGCCACGCCATCATGATTTTTTCAACATCCTGCTCGATAAGCTCCTTCACGTGTGTGAGGATTAAGATTCTTTGATCCGGCCAGTTCTGGATTACGTCCTTGCAGAATTCGGCGATTATGTGTGACTTTCCGCTGCCGGTAGGCAGCACCAGACAAGGATTCCCTTCGTTGCCTTTCTGGAACCATCAGTACAGATCGTCAATCGCCCGCTGTTGGTAATCCCTCAGAGTCACCATCTTTCCACGCCTCCAAATCTAAAAGCTCCTTTGATGAGTGGGTGGTATTGTCCTCGACGCCGTTCCTGATCTGCTCACCGTTTATTTCGTAAACAGCTGAAAAAGCGTCGTCCGAAGGAAGCCACTTCCACGGCACAAGATCGGGATGAAGTACATGCCCGTCGCACCCTTCGCGCTGTGCGTCCACCGGAATCTCCTCGTTGCCGTACCGGGCGCAGAGCCATTTGCTGTCCTCCGTCGGCGTGGAGAGAGCGCAGGTCCGGCAGTTGACTTCCTTCGTCAGTTTCGTATCGAAACAGAACGAGTGCGCCGGGCAAAACATACACTGATACCACGTCGGGTCTGTACTCAACGGTTCCGGCATACGCTCGCAAAGCGTCAGCCTTCGCCCCCGCTCCACAAGAGCCTTCGCCGCCTCCTCGTCGTAGCGGACGCGCTCTGTGTAAATCTGATCGTCGTCCTTGCAGACGGCGAAGTAGAGGGCGCGGTCGATGCCGGTGCCGTGCATGTAGAGTTGCATCTGACACCAGTGCTGCGGCTTCGATTCCTGCACACCCTTGTCGCAGAGGTCTTTGAATGACTTCAATGAGTGCGTCTTGCATTCGAGGATATGGCGCTTCGTCGGAGCCTCGGGAACACCCTTCTCGATGATGCCGTCGATGCTACCTGACACGTGCGCTCCGAAGTCCACCCGCGCCTGCTTACCTCCGGTACTGTGGATCTCGCAGCCTATCTGTGTCAGCCATGAGACGATTTTCTCTTCCTCTTCCTGCCCGCGCCGGAAGAGGCGAAGCATCCGACCTTCGAACTTCTCTATCACAGCCCACCTAAATGACAGCCACAGCCACCGGTCGCAAGGATGCCCCAGAAGGGACGCGCCCAGGTGCGGACGCGGTCCCTCTTGAGTCTTGGCTATGGTGGAATCGATGAGAGCGGCGATAGAATGAAGAGGTTGTGGGATTGCCGTCATTTGTTTTTCAGCCACGGAGCGTTTCCGTTTTTGACAACCGGAGCACCTGCGGGCGCGACGGGAACGGCTGCGGCTGTCTTCGGCTCCTGCTTGAGCATCGTTGCTCCCCCTTCGAGCGGCTTGAAGCCCTTCACATCGTTGCTCTCGTCGTACTGCCCATCTGCGGGCTTGACCGCCACTTTGATCTGAAGCGCCCCGCCGAGGAACTCGTCTGAATCCGTCACCCGGTCAAGCCCTATTGAGCGGGCACAGTCCATGAACTGCTGCTGTCCGATCTGCTCCGCTTTCGGGTTCGGGTTCTTGAGGTTGAAGCGTCCCCAGACGCAGCGCCCTTCGTAGGAGGGGCCGGTGATGTCGAACTTCATTTCAAGGTATTCGCCGTTACCAGCCTTCGTCTTTTTCAACTTCGTATCCGTGATCCGCGCCGTGTACCACCCTGCGGGGATCGGGTCGAAGCTGGTTGGCTGAAATTCGCTGACTACGTATTCCTGTCCCAAAAGCGCCATCTTATGCTACCTCCTCGATTTTGAATGACGGCTTGCCCGGCGTCGTCACGATCGCCCCGGCAAGCTCCTTTGTCACCGTCTCGTCCGCCAGCCTCCACTCCTTCGCGTCGATTTCCGGCTTCCAGCGGAAGAGCGTGGACAAGTGGTCCATCAGCCCTTTCTCGCGTGCGATGTCCTGTAGCAGGTCGCCGTCTACCTTGCGATTGAAGCGTCTCATCACGGTCAACTTGAAGCGCCCTTCCGTAGTCGTCTTCGAGCCTTCCCACTGCTCCGGGATGTCCGCCGCCAGCATCGCTTCGATTTCCCTGCGGCTGCAAGCAGCCCGCTCCTCTTCCGCCTTGTACCGCAGCCAAAGTTCGAGGGCTTTCTCGCGGCTCTGTACGTGGAGGGCTTGAACCTCCGTCGAGCCTCTAGCCTGCATTTGCAACGCCTCCTATCGTCTTGATGACCACGCCCAAGTCAGGTTCCATCCACTGACCGAGCTTCCCGCTCCGGTCCTTTGCCAGCCAGGAGCTATCTCCCTCGCACATCAGCGCACGCTGGACCACTCCGTCCGTGTCGCGTTCGACGCGAAGAGCAAGTACCTCGTCGAAGAAATACGGCAACTGCTGCCCGGTCTTGTTCCCCGGCATGGAGGGGTAATAAAGAAGCCTGCCCATCTCGTCCTGTGTCTTTTCCAATTTCGCGCTGAAATACACGTGCTTCCCGGGAAGATCGCGGAAGGCGCGGATGAGGTCCGTCATCTGGTCAGCCATAGCCCCGTATGCTTGTCGAGGGTCCTTTGCAATCTTTTTCTCCGTGTTCAGCACCACCTCCGCAATCTCGGAGATGGAATCCAGCGCTACGCTCTGAAAGCCCTTCGCCTCGTCGGAGCCTGTCAGCCATTGATATGACTCGTGGAGGTCTTTGATACCGTTGATTTCTATGTACGGAATATCCGTCCCGGCGATACTTAGAAGCCCGCCCTCCGCCGAGAGAATCACCGGATTCGGAAGCGTTTTAATCAGGAAAGTTTTTCCCGCTCCAGCCTGTCCGTAGACGAGGATTTTCACCCCGTCCGCCGCGATGGTGCTTGTTCGTTTCAGATTGATTGCCATGCGATTACCTCCCCATGCTCCACCATATCCACTATCTGCCGTGCGAGGGCTTGAATGTCCTCGTACCTGTCCCGCCGCAAGCATTTTTCATCTCCCGGATACAACTTCCGCGAGCATATCCACTCATCCGGCCCGGTAATGTCGGCGATAAAGTGATCCGCGTCCGGGCAATTCGTACACCAGTGCTCTATTTGCTCGTCCACGCATTGCAGGATGTTTGTCTCAAGGTCCAATGTGGATATCCTCCTCGTGGTATAATTCGAGGCAAGGAAAATATCTCCTTGCCTCTCTGATTCGCTCCTCCTCTGGAAGCCCGGTTGCCGCCGGGCTTTTTTTATTCGTCACCCGGCAGCACGCTGTCCAAAAAATCCTTCAAGTCGTCCATCACGCAAGCCTCCTTAAAATGTCCTCGTTCGCTTCCGCCTCTTCGCCGTCCGTCATATCGATTACGCGCTTGCCGATGCGCCGGGCGTAGACGCTCTCCATCACACAGCCGCTGCTATTTCGCCAGTCACCGAATAGCCATAGTTCATCGGCCTTCTCGATCAGTCGCAGGCATTGCCCGAGCACCCAGTCCTGCGGCCCGTTGACGTCCTCGAAGCTGAAAGCGTGAATCGGCGACAAGATCAACATGTCCGGGTAGATTGCCTTGAGGTTTTGGCAGATGTCCGTCACGGCGTATTTATTTCGCCGCACGTCGCCGCGCAGCGGGTGCGCTACGTAGATTGTCTTCATCTTCGATCCTCCATCCACACAATCGCCGCCATGCACGCCACGAAGCCCGCCAGGAACATCGCAATCAGACGCGCCGTCATGCGGCGACCGCCTTCTTTTTCTTGCCATTGCCGCCCCACGGATTGTTTCCGGTCTTCGGCAGCATCGGAACGCCGGTTTCCTTCGCCCACTCCCTATCGATGCTGTAGAAATTCCGATTCAGCGTCGACACCCCCATTCGAACGCCGGTTGCCTTGTGGATCGTCTCGCGGATCGCCGGCCAGGTGTGCCCTGCGGCGCGTGCCTCTCTAATCTCCGCGTACAGATCGCGGCAGATGCGCATCGGCAGACCCCTACTCACTCCACCTGTCGGCGGGTTCGCCGCTAGATTTTTCAGCATCATCCGCGCCTTGTCGATTCCCTCGACTTCGGGAGATATTCTCATGCGCTCCTCAACCTCGCTTTCAAAGATTCCAGCTCAAGCTTTAGCAGCTCTGTCCTGAATTTCTCTCGTTTGATGCACCACTCGACAATGTTTGAATCCAGGTCCCGCAACGGCGCGGAACTGCTTATGCTCCAATCCATGCCGTTCCCTCCTTTCATCACTCCCACCCCGCGAATAGCCCGAAGAGTACGGAGCGCCTTACCGGACGCGGCGGCTCCTCCATGCGCTCGATCGCTTCAAGTTCTCGCCGCGTCCTGTATCGTACCCAGAGCGGCAACGGTCCAGGCTCGCGCAACAGCCGAGCAATCCTCGGGAGTTGCCGGGTCTTATATGGGCCGGAGATCGCTCCCGTCTCAGCCAACCTTTTCAGCAGTTCCATCCCGCACCAACCTTTCCATCAGAGTCTTTTCGATGTCCATGTCAGCCTCCTTTCGCCACGGCTCCATCCGGCCCCAATCGCATGTCATTGCTATATGTGTATTAGATTTTTTGACCTGCACCGGAGGAGCCGCAGCTGTGAGATAGCCCGCTCCTTGTGGATCTCTCGTTCTCAGCAAGAGGTGGGAGCGGAAAGATAAAGACGCCGCCGGGAGGCGGCGGCGGTGGTTATGTCGCGTCGTTTTTATCTGTGGATGATTCGGAAAGGCTTTGGATGATGTCGCCGCTTGGAAGTCTTGCGAGAAGTGTATTGAGCTTCGAGTCTATGATTCGCTCGAAGAATCCGTAAATCTTGGATACGTCGTCGTCGCGAAGATCGCCGAGCCTATCGGGATTTTCTCGCACCCCCTTCACCAGAGCATTCAAAGACTCATGAAGGTACCCGCGATTCTCTTTCAAAAACTCGCGTTTCCCCATCTCCGTTCGTGCGAAGTTCGAGAAAAACGCAAGCCTTCCGCGTGACTCCTCTTTACGCTTCATTTCAAGCGCCTTCACCGCGAGGAATGTTTTTAGTTCAACCATGCACTCCTCATCTTCGATGAAAAGCGCAGCCGTTTCAGCTTTCTTTTCGGCGATGTACTGGACAAACGCATTTGAAAGGGCTTCAAGATTGACGAGAAGTAACATATCGTTGACGATGTTTTCCGAAGTCTTTATCCATCCTTGGAAAAACCGTATAGCGCTTCTTGACGTGGTATCCGGTGTGGCCTCGAAAATGTCTTTGTACGCCAGTTTCCCTGGTACTTGCGCCGTCCAGAACTCCTCAAGAGACTTCTCTTTTTCCAGCGCGTTCGACTGTTTCCGCAGACTGTCGATGCTAACTAAGCTTGCAGCGCTCATATTCGCCCTCCTCGCCAGTAGGTATATCCACCGTTTCGACAACCTTTGAAAGCAAGTCGCCGATCTCGTAGCAACGTTCCGCGCACTCCCTGATGCTATTGGCGTTCGCCCATGCCGGAACACCCTTCCGTAAGGCTTCTTCGATAATCCCTTTGTGGCGGTTCAACGTCTCGCGTATCTCCCGCGCCGAGTTCACCACCACAAGCGCCCATTTCCGCTCCTGCTCTGCAAGGTCGTTTTTCTTCAATAGTTCGTCGATGGACTTATGCAGGTCCATTTTCTTTTGGAGAAGGCTTTCGTAATCCCTCCCGGCGTCCTTCGCCTCTTGAATCTTCTGGTCAAGGCGTTCCGCTCGTTCCTTGGCAATCGAAAGGTCTGTTTCAAGCTCTCGCAGTCGTTCGGTCACTTCCGGCGGGGTGACGAAAACTTCCTTCTCCACTTCGATGGTGAGCGGGTTTTGGAGGGCTTCATCAAGGTTCTTCTTCGCCTCTTCCAGAGCGGCGGCGATGCGGGAGTTTTCGAGGCGGAGGGTTTCGAGTTCGTCTTCCACGTCGGGAGGGGTGATGTATTCCACCTTCTTGGATTGCTCCTTGCGCGCCGATTCAAGCAGGTGTTCGTACTGATTCCTGATCGACATAAGCTCTCCCTCCGCCTTGACTCGGGATTGAACCTCCATGCGCTCCCGTTCCGCGAGGGCTTCTTTTTCGGCGCGAAGGCGTGCGAGTTCGTCTTTGAGGCGTTGGGTATCTTCACCTGACGTTTGCTTGGATTTCGGCGTGATTGTGTTGGGTTGTCCGATTCGGACATCTCCTAACAATTCTTTTTCAATATCGCCCCTTACACTCAAAACGTACTGCCGATGCACCGCCGCCATCTTCGCAACTTCCGTATGGCTCACGTCGTCAACATCCCTGATGTTACGCCCGTCTTCCATGAGCTGTTGGAACGCCATCTTCACGGCGTGCTTCTTGTCGGCGTTGGTGCGCGGTAGCCCGTGGTCGGCGTTCGATTTGATGGAGAAGAGTATCGCGTCTCGGAGTGTGCCGTTCCTTACTTCACACTCCATGTCTTGA